TCTCTACTGCTGACCAAGATATAGATATTTCACTGGCAAAAGACAAGATACAGTGTATTTCAGTTGTCAACGACAAGATATCTGCAGAATACAAGAAAGTTTTTACTACTGTGGTCGTTCCTGACAAACCAAAGATCATCGTATAGTGTCGCATTTTGGGAAACACAGCAAGAGCATAGAGACGCTTATCGATGTGACAGAAGCCATGCTACATGTTATGGAACAAAAAGGAATAGATCCAGAGAAAGTGTCCAAGAGTACTGAGTTCTCTGTGCTGATACATTTTTTAAAAAGCATCATTGACGGAGAGTTAAATATACCAAACGAGCTCACTGACACACTAAGACAGAAATCGGAAGAATTAGGATTTGATCTTGAGGATATCAAGAAAAGATTAAACTAATGAGAGGACTTAAAGGCTTTCATCCCTCTATAAACACTCTGCAAGTCATCAATAACAGGAGAAACGATGACTTATCAATCAACTAAGACATACGGACACAACGCAGGCCTGGCCTGTGTGTTCAGACAACCCAATGCGGATCACTCACACTGCCATCTGCTACATGGATATTCACTAGCATTCAAATTCACATTTGGTTGCAAGGAACTTGACAACAAAAACTGGGCAGTGGACTTTGGTGGACTGAAACCATTGAGGGCATGGCTGGAGGATCATTTCGATCACAAACTTGCACTGGACATGAACGACCCACATCTAGAGAAGTTCAAGGAACTGGAACAGTTGGATCTCGCAGAGATAAGAATGTTTGACGGAGTAGGTGCAGAGAAATTTGCGGAACATGCCTACAGGTTTGCAGATAATCTTATAACCGTCAATTCAGATGGTAGATGCTGGGTGGAGAGTGTGGAATGTGCAGAACACGGAGCAAACAGTGCCATCTACAAAAGGCCAGAATAAATTTTTATTTGAACTAGTAAGGGTAGGCCTCAATGACAGGGCCTACTACATAAAGACCTACGACACACCGTTAGGCAAGAGGTGGATAGAAGCACTAAAAGACAACCTCAAACAAAAGAGGATACTAGAAAAGAATTTCTGTTTTTTGGGATTCGCAGATTCAAAGAGGAATCTATCATACCTAGTTAAAGAGCTGAACAAGTCAGTGGAACAAATCAACTCATACACGTTTGAACCGGAATACGAAAAGATCCACCCGTTTGCCGTGGACGATTTCCAATACAGTCGTTACCTTCCGATAGGCAAGGGACCAATGTGTCCTGGATTAAAACTTAAACACGATGCATGTAATCTGTTGCATAGATATTTTGAAGAATTACAAGGCACCGCTTGGAGTATGTCTGCTTTTTACAAACAGGCCGATGTTGATACCAAATATGCTATAAGACAACTTAACAACATCTGCCATGAGATCGAAAGTTGGGTCAATGCAGACCGTAAGAATGCGTTTGAGCCAGAATGGATGCGACCATCACAAATTACAACTTTTTTGAATGCACCAAGATATGATTTACATGAGGAAGATTTTGAACTTTTCAAACAAAACAGATACGATAGAGAACTAGGCGGTGTATACCTACACTGGTCGCAGGTCGGCAAGACACTTTATGAAGTGTTCAGGGATGAACATGCACCTGTCATGACAGAAGCACTTTGTTCAGAGATTAATCACCAGAAGTACTACTCGGGAGAGTTTGATGTGGAGTGGGGACAGACCGTGACGGAAGAGCAGGATTTCAAAAAAAAAGAAATGGACGAATATCGAGCATGGCTAAAAGACAACGGATATGATTGGGAAGATCCCAAGCTGTCACTGGGCTACACCAAGATAGGACAAGTGGACCTGCAGAGGACATTTGGAGTCAATGCGACATTCAAAGAAATATATGAGACCATGAGCAAAAATTTAAATATATCTAACATCAAGACAATGTCAAACCGGACCATAGAGTGTGCATATCCATACACACTGGACAGCGACGATTGGCGACAGATACAAATAGAAGGATTGAAAAAAGGATATGAATCACGTAGTATGTGTTAAGTGGGGGATCAAGTATCCTTCGCAGTATGCGAATGTACTCAACAGCATGGTTAAAAGACACACCACAGTGCCTTTTCGATTCCATTGTCTTACAGATGATCCCGCAGGATTAGATCCAGAAATAAATGTAATAAAGCTACCAACTGATCCATGGGTGAAATCTTGGTGGAGCAAGTTATGGATGTTTGCCCCTGAGATGCCACTAAAAGGCAACATACTATTTTTTGATCTTGACGTTGTAGTATTTGACAACATAGATCCGTTGTTCAGTCATCCAGGCAAGTTCAACATAATCAGAGACTTCAACAGGTGCAGGGTAAAGGACTGGAAACTTTCTAACTCCAGTTGCATGAGATGGGAGGCCGGCACAATGGACTACCTATGGAACGAATTCAAAGACAGATCAGCACAGATCATGCAACAGAATCATGGTGATCAGGACTGGATAACCAAGAGGGCCAAAGACGAGATCACATGGTTTCCAGACGAATGGATAAGATCATACAAGTGGGAGATGATAGGATTAAAGGACACGAAACTATTGACCAAAGATGGCAAGAAAGTGTTCAGGGAACCAGTGAAAATAAAACAGGACAACAAAGTGGCAGTGTTCCATGGATCACCAAACCCCATGGAATGCGGTGACCAGTGGGTCATTGACAATTGGAAGTGATGACCAGTTACGGAAAAATAAAAGTAAAGAAAAGCAATCCTAGATTGGATGAGGTACCAGACGACTGCGGGTACATGCAACATTTCGAGTTCAATGTGGACCTTAACAGCAATGGTGTAATGGCAGAATGCATAGACTGGTGCCAACTGCACTGTGAAGGCAAGTGGGGTTGGTGGTTCGAACCTGCAGGTGAAATAGAGAATCCCAAGAACCACTGGGAGGACCAGAACGCATACATGAGTTTTGAAATAAAAAGAGATGCAACGAGATTCTGGATGGCAGTGGGAATACAAAACAGTGGCAACAAACAATGATAATTACTAGTATGAAACCATTTGAAATAACAGAAGAAGCAAAGAATCAAATAGAAAAATTACTACAGAAGAATCCGGACAAGTACGCAGTGAGCCTGGCAGTTTTAGGTGGCGGTTGTGCAGGATTCAAATACGACTGGGGTTTTGCAGACACAAAAGAGAGTGTAGGGGATGGCGATCACACAGAAGACTGGAACACAGGTAAATTTGTTGTGGATGAAACTTCCATGATGTATATTGTAGGAACAAAGATCGATTTCGTTGAAGAAACATTTGGCTCACAGTTTGAAATATCCAATCCCAACTCAACAGCATCCTGTGGATGTGGTGAGAGCTTTGGTGTCTAATGGACACGGCATTCGTAATAGGCAACGGAGAGTCAAGGAACATTTTCCCAATAGAAAGTTTAAAAAGTAAAGGCGTCATCTACGGTTGCAACGCCATCTACAGGGATCATCCTATGTTGTGTGATCACATAGTATGTGTCAATCCGGAAATGTTTGAAGAACTGTCACAATGGCATAACAACGGCAAGGAGTCTCCACAGATACACGGAATGGAAAACATAAGCAAATGGAATTACATCTGTGAGGGTGACAAGGAAACAGAAGTGCCTGATGGATTGAAGATATACAGAGTATGGCGGGGTGGAAACATCAAGAAGGGTGGCAAGATAAAGACCAATGATTTCTCCAAGGCGAGGGGATCTGGTTGCAGTGCCGTGTTAATGGCCGCAGAGTCGGGCATAGAAAATATTGTCATATTGGCATTTGACATAATGGGAGCCCAACAATGGGAAATGGAAACACCCAGCAGGATTCAGAACAATATCTACAAGAATTCGATAAATTATCCAGGTCGTGAAAGCATGAAGGCGTACCTCAAGTACGAGTGGATGTATCAACTGAGACAGATTTTCCGCAAATTCCCTAACACCAACTTTCACTTTGTCAATAGGAAGGAATACCTAGAAGGCAATCCGTACCTGCGTTGGTACTTCGACCAACCCAACATCAAGTGTGGTATATACGCCGACCTACAGAGATGGATTACCGGTTATCGTGATGACATCCGATGGAAACAGTTATAAGGTAGTGGTACTACTGGCATCTAGCTGATACACCTTACGCATCTTGACACCCACTGATTGTGCGTACTTTTTAGTATCACAGTAGGAACAAACATGTTTGTAATCGTTTGATGCCCTGTCTGGATCCACATGTGCCTTGGGTCTCAAGAAAGTGACACCGCATGAGTCACACTTGAATACGTACACGGTGTTTTTCCTGTGGAAGGTGTGATAAATCCCTAATTTACTCTTGCGTTCGTACAGTCTCATGGTCCTGAGTGTTTCTATGAACATATGTGTATTTAATAAATATGTACAACACATTATGGCGAAACTTAACATAGACACAGGAACACTGGGAAATCCGGCCACAGGCGATACCTTACGTACCGCGATGACGAAAGTCAACACGAACTTCAACGAAGTGTATTCGTTGATCGGTGATGGAACTACAGGATTGATAACGACATCGGTTACCAATGGAGACTTGAAAATCCAGGCAAACGGTGCTGGCGCCATAGAGATAGACAATTTAACGATAACAAATTCTACAATCTCAAGCATAACAACCAATGCTGATCTAACAATCACTGCCAATGGTACAGGTGATATTGTGCTGGGTGCAGTCACGGTAGCTGATAACAAAATTACTACTAATCAGTCCAACGATAATCTTATAATTGATGCTTCTGGTACAGGAGCAGTTGAAATGATACCTGCTGTGGTCTTGATGGCCAATTTGCCCACTAGCAACCCAAATGTTGCGGGTCAGTTGTTCCGAAGCGGCAACGATCTTAGAGTAAGCACTGGCTAATGGCCGTTTAGACATATCATTTAAATCCACTAAATATTGCTAATATGGTACAACAGGTAATAGATGTAGGTGTAAATGCGGATGACGGTACAGGTGATTCCTTGTATGTTTCCGGGAACAAGATCAACGCTAATTTTAATGATTTCTTTGATCTCGTGCCTGTCAAGTCGGACATCAAGTTCTTCGGCAACAACATCACGTCAAGGCTATCAAACGCAGACATCGACGTACATCCAAGCGGAACAGGTTCGATAGTATTCCCGGGCATCAGGTTCAATGACAACAACATAGAAGTCATAAACACCAACGACGACATCAAAATCATTGCCAATGGCTCCGGTCGTGTAACCATAGCAGGACTGGCCTTCGGTGGGACAACCATAAGTTCAGATGATTCCTCAACTATTAACATAAACGAGAACGTGATAGTCGACGGAAGCCTCTCAGTCGAGGATGGCTTCACATTCAGTGGTGCAAAGACTTTTGCCACTGGCATGGACATAGCTACACTCACACTTGGTAACGGTTCGATAGTGGATTCCACTGGAGCGATCAGCTTCGGAAACGAGAACCTGACAACCACAGGAACAGTAACGGCCGGGACGTCTTCCACGATAGGTAACCTTACACTTGCAAATGGATCAATAACCGACTCCGGGGGTTCTATTAGTTTCGGAAACGAGAATTTAACGACTACAGGTACTCTCAGTGGAGGAACAGGTTCAACACTTGGTAACCTAACATTTGCCAATGGATCAATAACAGATTCATCAGGAGCGATCAGCTTCGGCAATGAGAATTTAACGACAACAGGAACGATGACCGTTGGCACACTGGCCGTGGCCAGTGGATCAATCACTGATTCATCAGGTGCCATAAGTTTTGGAAACGAGAACCTGACAACGACTGGAACATTAACGGCCGCAACTGGATCAACGCTGGGTAATCTAACATTTGCCAATGGATCAATCACAGACTCGTCGGGTGCCATAAGTTTTGGAAACGAGAACCTAACAACGACTGGAACATCTTTCGAAATAAACAGCACACTGACCGTGGCCAATGGATCAATAACAGACTCCAGTGGAGCGATAAGTTTTGGCGACGAGAACGTTACAACGACAGGAACCATAGCAAGAGCAACAGGTTCCACTATCGGTAACCTTACGCTGGCAAACGGATCAATAACAGATTCATCAGGTGCCATAAGTTTTGGCAATGAGAACTTGACAACCACAGCAACATCCATTGCTATCAACAGCACACTGACGGTGGCCAATGGATCAATAACAGACTCATCAGGTGCCATAAGTTTTGGAAATGAAAATGTGACAACAACAGGAACCATCGCAAGGGCAACTGGATCCACTATAGGAAATTTAACTCTGGCAAATGGATCAATAACTGATTCAGGTGGATCTATAAGTTTCGGCAATGAGAACTTAACAACGACTGGAACATCCATTGATATCAACAGCACACTGACAGTGGCCAATGGATCAATAACAGACTCATCGGGTGCAATAGATTTTGGTAATGAGAACGTCTCAACGACAGGTACGATTGCTAGGGCAACAGGTTCCACTATTGGTAACCTTACATTCGCAAATGGATCAATTACAGATTCAGGTGGATCTATTAGTTTCGGCAATGAAAATGTAACGACATCGGCTTCAAGCATGGCGATCAATAACACACTGACTGCAGGCAGTGGAGCAATAACAGATTCAACAGGTGAATTTACTTTTGGCAATGAGAACTTGACAACCACAGGAACACTGGACGTGTCAGGTTTGTCCACATTTGATTCAATGGCGGTGTCGGGTGCCACATCATTCGCGGATTCCATAACGGTGGACAATCTTACATTCAACGACAACATAATTTCAACTAGCTCAAACGCTGACCTAAGGCTTAGTCCTGGAGGAACAGGTGTGGTCAACGTGTCAAACTTGACCATAGATTCTTCATTAAGTTTCAAGGACAACGTTCTTAAAGTAACGACTTCTAACGCGGACTTGGAACTTGCAGGCAGTGGTACAGGATTAGTACAGATAAGCGGCATAGACCTGAATTCAGGAACAATAGACAACGTTGTAGTGGGGGCCAATGAACCGGCCGCTGGTGCTTTCGATCCTTTGAACTTCACAACACTGGTGATACCGAACAAGATCACCTTCTCTGGCAACACCATGTCCACAAACCGTAGCAACGACAACCTAGAATTCGAGGCCAATGGTTCAGGACGTGTCGTGATAAATGATTTCAAACTGCCCGGCGCAGATGGCGACACGGGCGGATTCATAAGGACAGATGGAAGTAAAGATTTAAGTTACTTCGTGAACTCAATATCTTTCAGTGAATCCACCATCGTTGATGCAAAGAACACCATTGGTTTCACAACAGAGGTCGTGCTAGACGCCAACCTATCAACAGGTGAGAACGAATCAATAACAGCAGGCCAGAGCATGATCAATGACTTCTCACAGTCAAAATACGACAGTGCATGGTACATAGCTCTAAGCAGACTGGAAGCGGCGGACAGTTCAATAGAGTTCCAGATGCAGAAACATATCGTCGCCCAGGGAACAGCTGACGGGTCAACCTTTGATGCATTCTCTGGTTCATCACAGATCATACGTACATCAGATGATGAGGAAGTATTACTGGCCACCGATGTAAGGGCGGCCAGCGGCAAAGTTAGACTTTTAGGCCAAGGCGGCACACTCGCAGACGGATCCACAACATCAGCCATAAACACACTGCACTTCTTCAGGATCGGTCTAGGTGATAACGACTCCTCAGGTGCACAGGCAGGAAGTACCACGTTAACACAGCAACAGACATTGTTAGTGACGGACCTAGATTCAGCGGCGGCCAATCTAGACACGTTTGCGGCGGACGATTTCAGAGGTGCCAAGTACTTCATATCCATAAACAACACCACAACTAACGAAGTTGAAAGCACAGAGGTACTGGTGGTACATGATGGCACCAACGCCTTTATCCAGGAATTCAACACCGTAATTTCTAACCCAGAAATCACACCACTGGCCACTTTCACAGCGGACATAAGTGGTGGTAACGTGAGACTGCGAGGTGCAAACGGCACAGCAGGTGTATGCAGAGTCACAATGTACAGGGTACTACTGGCAGACGATGAAACAACAAGATCAGGAACACCGATCGCCATAGTAGGAGCAACTTCAATTGGACAACTGGTGGTAACAGACGTAGACCATGTAACCAGCACCATCGTATCAAGACAGGGATTTGGTTCTGAAGAGATATTCGATGAATTTGATTCATCGAAGTATGACAGTGCATGGTATTTGACATTGGCCAAGGACATGACCAGTGGTAGACTGGCATTCCACAAGTATTCTGTGCTACACGGAACAAGTGATGACAGCAGTATTGAAGGGTTCATATCCAACAGTAGTGTGGTCAGGTCAGAGGAATTTGATGTGGTTACTGCGGATGTTGGCGTAGACGATGGTAACATACAGTTGAAGCTCACAGGGATCAACGACGGTTCAACTACCGTGCAGAATTTTATTAACTCATACAGGATAGGTCTAGGTGACGATGACTCAACAGGCTACGCTGGAGATGAATCAGCATTGGCGACGGTGGAGATCAACGCAGACGTTGACAGTGCTTCGGAATCCATAGACACATTCGCACACGCAGACCACAGGGGAGCCAAATACTTCGTGTCTGTGATGAACGCCTCAGGTGGTGAAGTCATGAACATTGAACTACTTGTAGTGCATGACGGCTCAGCGGCCTACATCACTACCTACAACGAACACAGCTCCGGAAACACAGGTGCCGCTTCCACGGACGTGCTGGCGACTTTCACCGCGGCAATATCGGGCGACAACGTTGTGGTGAGTGCGGCAGGTCTAGACACCAATCTAAGAATACACATGTACAGGATTTTACTCGCGGACGATCAGACAGCAACAACAGGCACCAACGTGAACGTGATATCAGCAGTGACCGTTTCCAGTTCTGCCACGACCATAGACACGTTCAGTACCAACACCTATGCCGCGGCACACTACATCATAATAGGATCAGCCGGTGACGGCAAGAGCATAATGGAGGCCACTGTGATCAGCGATGGCACAGAAGCAAGTGTATCTGAAGGTCCGCAGGTCAGTACCAAGGGCACGGCACAGTTGCAATTGACAGCTTCGCACTCCAGCACTACAACCACTTTACAGGCGTCATCCACGTCGGGTGCTTCAACAACGGTCAACTCATACAGGATACACATACCTGTGCCAGCAGGAACACAGTTCACAGAGATTGATTCTTTCGCACACGCGAGCACACAGGGAGCCCTTTACGTGGCAGTCACGCACCAGACCGACAACAAATCGGCCATAGACGAAATTATGGTAGTGACAGATGGAACGGATGCGTACAACCATAGGCATGGTATCAACACAGATTCAGCAACCTCAAATATAACCAATTGGACCTCAGTTGTAGACGGCGACAATGTCAAGGTGAGGGCGACATTAGCGGACACCACAGCTGGTGGAACCATCAATGCATGGCAGGTGCACTTGGACAGGGCGGCGGGTAATCCATCAAACATTGCAACGATCGACACATTCAATAAAACCACACACAGATCTGCGGTTTACAACGTTTCAGTTTCAGATCCCAACTCCGGCGCACTCGGCAACTTTGAGACACTGGAGGCAAGGGTCACCCATGACGGCACGGATGCATACGTGTCCACATTTGGAAGGACAAGTAGCACCGGGTCTGACCTAGTTACGTTCTCAGCGGACGTAAACAGTAACGATGTGAGGCTCAGGGGACAGATAAGTACTAGTAACACGCACGAAGTAATCGTGGTGAGGAGATTAATAAACGTATAGATCATGGCACAGTTAGTATTAAATGTAGGTAGCAACGCAAACGACGGAACGGGAGATACGTTACGGAATGCTATGATCAAGGTGAACACGAACTTCACCGAAATTTATGCATCACCAGGATTCGACCTCACTACCATAGCAGTAACAGGAAACGAAATCAGGGCGACCAGGACGAACGATGACCTGGTGTTTTCACCAGCGGGCTCGGGTGCAGTGCAATTTCCTGCACTCAGGATCAACGGAAACAACATCGAAGGCACAAGAACAAACGAGGACATCAACCTAGTACCATCTGGTACAGGAAGTGTAGTTTTTGGAGCCATACAGATAGCAGGAACCTCCCTGAGTTCAACCGACTCTACTACTATAAACATCAATGAAGGACTTGTAGTGGACGGCACATTTTCAGTGTCTGGGACAACAACATTTTCGGGTGCCATTTCAGCAGGCTCAGGCACCACAATAGGCAACCTAACACTGGCCAATGGATCAATCACTGATTCATCAGGTGCCATAAGTTTTGGCAATGAAAACCTAACAACTACAGGCACACTAACAGCCGCGACTGGATCGACACTGGGTAACCTGACATTTGCCAATGGATCAATAACAGATTCATCAGGTGCAATCAGCTTTGGCAATGAGAATTTAAGCACAACAGGAACTATTTCAGCTGAAACAGGTTCAACACTGGGTAACCTAACACTAGCAGACGGATCAATAACTGACTCAGGTGGATCCATAAGTTTTGGTAATGAGAACCTAACAACAACAGGTACCTTAGTAGTTGGCAATGCCACACTTTCAAGTGGTTCCATAATAGATTCAAGTGGAGCAATCAGCTTCGGAAACGAGAACTTGACAACAACAGGAACTATTTCAGCCGAAACCGGATCGGTACTAGGTAACCTAACACTGGCAGATGGATCAATAACTGACTCTTCAGGTGCTATCAGCTTCGGAGACGAGAACCTTACAACAACAGGTACACTGGTCGTTGGCAATGTCACCCTTTCAAGTGGTTCCATAATAGATTCAAGTGGTGCAATCAGCTTCGGCAATGAGAATTTAACGTCAACAGGAACAATCAATAGTGCAACAGGTTCAACGATAGGTAACCTTACATTGGCAAATGGGTCAATCACAGATTCCTCGGGAGCCATAAGTTTTGGCAACGAGAACTTGTCCACAACAGGTACCTTAGTTGTTGGTAATGTCACACTTTCAAGTGGTTCCATAATAGATTCAAGTGGAGCAATTGATTTTGGCAACGAGAACCTAACATCAACGGGAACAATCAACAGTGGCACGGGTTCAACTATAGGTAACCTAACACTTGCAAATGGATCAATCACTGATTCATCAGGAGCGATCAGCTTCGGCAACGAGAACTTGTCCACAACAGGTACCTTAGTAGTTGGCAATGTCACACTTTCAAGTGGTTCCATAATAGATTCAAGTGGTGCAATCAGCTTCGGCAATGAGAACCTAACATCAACGGGAACAATTAACAGTGGCACAGGATCCACAATAGGTAACCTAACACTTGCCAATGGATCAATCACTGATTCATCAGGTGCCATAAGTTTTGGCAACGAGAACCTAACAACGACAGGTACTGTCACATCTGGTACTTTAACAATGGCGAGCGGATCTATCACAGACTCATCAGGCGAGATAAGTTTTGGCAATGAGAATCTAACCACAACAGGTACTTTGGACGTTGGTGGATTATCCACACTTGGAGCATTGACAGTGACAGGTGCAATGACTTTCACCAGCGGTGGTGTAACGGTCGACAACCTGAGCTTCAATGACAACATTATCTCTTCAAGTTCCAACGCAGACATACGTCTTGAGCCAGGTGGAACAGGAGCAGTAATTGTCAACAACCTGACTATCGATGACAACATCAACATAACAGACAACCAAATAAAAGCAACTGCTTCAAACTCCGACTTGATTATATCTCCTTCGGGAACAGGATCAGTTGTGATATCCAAAGCAGACATAAACAGTGGTGCGATCGATGGAACTACAATTGGTACTGGCACAGCGGCGGCTGGTACTTTCACAACACTTACGGTCACACAGGCGTTGACCCTGGAAGGAATTACAATAGATGACAACACGGTCAAGACCAATTCATCAAACGCTAACCTCGAACTGTCAGGTAACGGCTCAGGTGGGGTAACGATAAGCGGATTCACTTTCCCAACATCGGATGGAACAAATGGACAGTTCATCAAGACCGATGGATCAGGTAACCTATCTTTTGCGACAGCAGGTGCAACCTTGAACCATTCAGACCTAGCTGACGCAACGACAACTGTGGCTAGTTCATCCACAACGACATTGAACCAGTTTGACAAAACAGTGTACAGAAGTGTGAAGTTGTTCATATCAATAAAAGATGCCACAAACAGCAGATTTGAACTGGTGGAAGCAAACGTAACACACGACGGGACAAATGCATTCATATCAACATTTGGATCTACAACAAACTACACGGACGGACTTTGTGTGTTCTCAGCAGACATCGACGGCGATAACGTGAGAGTACGAGTGACAAACATTTCTGATGCGAGTACAGTGTTCAAGTTACAGAGAATCGCGATCGATGTATAATTTTACGTCCGGTTCTTAGGATTGTTGCTAAATAATCACGTACAAGGGGATTTAACACATGGCACAACAAAGTATAAACATAGGATCATCGGCCAATGATGGCACAGGCGATCCATTAAGAACAGCATTTGACAAGATTAACGACAACTTCACAGACCTATACGGGTCAACAGCAGAAGCCAATGATCTTGTGGAAGATTCAACTCCACAACTTGGTGGAGACTTAGACGTAAACGGAAGAAGAATTACATCAGCAAGATCAAACGAGGACATCGTACTATTACCAAATGGCACAGGTGGGGTCGTTGCTTCAGCGATCAGAATCGCAGGAACAACTTTGAGCTCAGATGATTCAAGCACAATCAACATTAACGAAGCTTTAGTGGTAGACGGCACAGCAAACGTTAGTGGAGTATTAACCGCCGAGACTACTGCTACATTTACAGGTGTTGCCACTTTCACTGCAACTCCGGTGTTTAGTGCGGATGCAACTTTCTCAGATGATGCTAGTTTCCTATCAGATGGTGCAGTGGTAAATTTTGGTGCAAACTCAGAGATTCAACTTACACACGTGCATAACGAAGGATTACTACTTACAGAGACAGGTGGAGGCGCTCCAACTTTGACTTTCAGGGATTCAGCACTTTCTATAAGTTCTTCAGCTGATGGCCAACTGGACATTATTGCAGACACAGAAGTACAGATAGCGGCCACAACCATTGACGTAAACGGAAACCTAGATGTTTCAGGGACAGTAGTTGGTGCATCTACAATTTCGGCAGGAACTGCCTTTGTTCCAGATGCGGCAGATGGTGCGGCACTTGGTACGACTGCTTTAGAATTCAGTGATTTGTTCTTAGCAGATTCTTCAGTAATTAATTTTGGTGCAGACCAAGATACAACTTTAACTCATACAGATGGAACAGGTTTAACTTTGAATTCAACTAACAAACTTTGTTTCAATGATGCATCACAATTCATACAAGGTATTAGTGCAACAGTTTTAGGACTTGGTGCAACAGATGAGATCGACTTGACTGCAACTACTATTGATATAAATGGTTCCGCTAGTGTAAGTGGAACGCTTTCAACAGCGGATGTTGCCACTACAGGTAACACAACAGTTTCAGGTTCACTGACAACAGGAACCTTTCATGTAGGAGATTTGAACATTATAGCAGACGGTTCTATCACATCAGACACCAACGGTGACATTGTTATTGACCCCGCTGGAACAGGCGCAATAGTTTTAACTGGACCTACTAATGTAACAGGAGATGTAAACGTCCAAGGACAATTAATTGCTGACAACTTGAAAATGGACGGAAACGTTCTTTCGGCAACAGCAGGTGGAATTACGCTGACACCGGCGACAGGACAGAACGTGGCTATAACAGGAACCAACGTGAACTTGACTGCGGGAGAGGCCAACTTCACATTGATGGAGGCCACAACTGTAAGAGCAAATTTCATATCAAGTGATACAACTAACGCTGACATAGATATCACAACGCAGGGTACGGGTGTAGTTAAAATTGAAGACACACAACTTACATTGACAGGATCATTCCTGCCAGCCATACACACATTCGTGGCAACGGACGCAGTAACAATCACGGAACACGCAGGTAGGACACTATTACTTGGTGAAGTTGGTGGTAACGCGGCAGTGACACTAACACTACCGGCGGCGACTGGTACAGGTGCTGTTTACAAATTCATAGTTTCTGTGACTAACACATCAAACTACAAGATACAGGTGGCAGATGCAACAGACACAATCGACGGCATCATGATGTACCTAGATGAAGACGGTACAGCAGTATCGGCCTTCCCGACAGTAGCGGCTTCTGATACGATCACACTTAACGGTGGAACACAAGGTGGTATTGTTGGTGATTATCTTGAGCTGATTGACATCGCGACCAACCAATACCACGTAAGAGGTGTGATGAGGGTGGCGGCAGGTGCCAACCCAGCAACACCATTTAGTGCGGCAGTTAGTTAATAGTTAATCTTTAACAAAACCATACAGTAAGTCTTCTACAACACAAGAATGAAGAGACATTATAACAAACAAAGACAGTATAGGTCTCCACAATCAGAGATTAAACGGTTGGAGGAAGCCATACGGCGTGAGCAGGATACAACGGAACGTGAGTCTCTCAGACAACACCTGGAACATTGGATTCGTACACAGAATAATCATAGGTAATTGCGAATAAATACCCTTGTAAGGAGTATTTTAATGGCAACACCAGTGTGGAC